AGTTTACGGACGCGGGCCACTTGTTAATTCACTCAGCGCAATCAAGACAACGAACCTCACTATCGAACTTGTCCTTGAGAATGCGCAGATGGCGATATCCGGCATCTACCAGATGGACGATGATGGGGTAATCAATACCGATTCCATCAATCTTGTGCCGGGTACAATCATCCCGAAATCTCCAACAAGCGCAGGCTTGCAGCCTATTCGTGCTGCTGGTTCCTTTGATGTGGCTAATCTTATTCTGAGCGACATGCGCAACAACATCAAACGTGCGCTTTACAATGATATGCTTGGTGACCCCAACAAGACGCCAGCAACAGCCACCGAAGTAGCGGAGAGGATGGCCGACCTTTCCCGGCGCATCGGCTCTGCCTTCGGACGATTACAGGCTGAGTTTATCCAGCCCGTCTTGCAACGGGTTGTATATATATTGAAGAAACAGGGACGCATTGACATGCCGGTCATCAATGGCCGGGAAGTTAAAGTGCGCTCTGTATCTCCACTTGCACAGGCACAAGCCAATCAGGATATCGCATCGGTTGATCGTTTCTTGGAAATGGTTGGCATGCGCTTTGGTCCTGAGATGGTGAATCTTCTGGTGTCTTCAGAAGAAACAGCCACATTCCTGGCTAAGAAATTTGGTGTGCCTGACAGCTTGATTAGGGATGCTGGTGAGCGTGAGCAGATCATGCAAGCCATGCAACAAATGCAGCAGATGCAGCAGATGCAGGGAGTAGCAGATGCCGGGGCACCGCCTCCGACTTGATGGGTTTGCACGCGCAGAAAACGCGGACAACAAGATTTCATTAGATACAGCATCCTTATTCAGCACGCCGAATGGCAAGGAAGTGCTGAAATATTTGCGTTCGATTACCATTGAAGCAGTCACTGGTGCGAATGTAAGTGACGCTGAACTCCGACATTTGGAGGGTCAGCGATATCTTGTCGGTCTTATTGAGCGACGTATCAACCATGCAAAAAGGATCAAAGATGGATGAAGCAGATAATGTGGAAGTTGCAGAAGCAGCTGAAGCACCTGTTGACGGTAGCCAATCTGGAGCCGTTGAACGGCCAGAGTGGTTGCCAGAAAAATTCAAAACCCCGGAAGATCTGGTTTCTTCCTACTCTCATCTGGAAACAAAGCTGGGCAAAAGCGATGAAGAATTACGCGCTTCCATAAAAGATGAGTTGCATCAGGAGCAGTGGCAGGACCGGCCAGCAACTGTTGGCGACTATCAGCTGCCCGAAAACCTCAATGAAGAAGAAGCCGTCAATAATGATTTGCTGAATTGGTGGGCGCAATTCTCATATGACAACGGATATGGGCAGGAGAAGTTTGAAGCTGGCATTCAGAAATATGCCGAAGCGCTTAATGCGGGTATGCCTAATCTTGAAGACGAACACAAAGCATTGGGTGAGAATGCTGATGCCCGCATTGAGGCTGTGCGCTTATGGGCAGATCAGTTTTTCGATGATGCGCAATTTGAAGCCATAGAGCGGCTTGGGCAATCTGCTTCCGGCATTGAGGCACTGGAAAAGATTATGTCCACAATCAATGTGCCCGCCGTGCAGGGTAATACAGCGCCTGCTGCACAACTCTCTGAAGATGAGTTGCGCAATATGATGAATGATGAACGCTACTGGAAACAGGGAAGCAGGGATCATGGTTACATCAAGCAAGTGAATGACGGCTTTGCCAAGCTTTACCAACAATAGCCGGTTTGGCGACATAATCGTAAAGCGCGCCACAGCTACGCATGCTGGCAAACTTCAGCACTTCCTCCGGCTGACAGATGTGCGCGAGTGTATGATACACGGTGCAACGCCGTGGCGTGCTTTACACCATCCTCTGACAGTTAAGGGGGCTGAGACTTATGCAGCCCTTGTTGATAAGACGCCTATCTGTATGGGCGGTGTAATGCCTCTTACACAAGAAGATGACTACCGCATCGGGTCCATCTGGTTGTTAGGCTCTGCGGCCATCGAAGATCACGCTAAAAACTTTCACAAGATGGTGATTAGCATGGTCGATCATTTCCAGACGCAATATGACCTGTTGGAAAATGTGGTGCCACTGGATCATGTCAAAACGATTGAGTGGCTGGCGCGGCTTGGCTTCATGTTTTCAACAGAGCCGACAATGATCAATGGCTACTCGGTGTTAAGATTTGTGCGTTGCGGGCCAGAGTATTCAGTGTCATTCGAAGATAACGACGGCCCGCGTCTAACTGATGGCCCTCTAGGATAACCAGATGAAGAGCGAAGCGGACAACCGATCTTTGGTGAAACTCTAACTGCATTTATGCAGGAAGGACTGTAATAATGGCGAACACAATTGATGTCGCATTCATTAAGCAGTTCGAGTCCGAAGTTCACATGGCGTATCAGCGTATGGGTTCAAAGCTAAAGAACACCATTCGTAACACGCAAGTGAGTGGAAACACTGTTCGTTTCCAGAAAATCGGTACTGGTTCTGCTTCTACGAAGAGCCGCAACGGTTCCGTTACTCCAATGGAGCTGGTGCATACAACCGTCGAAAGCACGATGGAAGATTACTATGCTGCCGAGTATATAGATAAACTCGATGAGTTGAAGACCAACATCGATGAGCGTCAGGCTGTGGCTCAATCAGCTGCTGCTGCTCTTGGTCGTAAGACTGACGAATTAATCTATGCGGCCATGGATTCCGGCGCTAACAGCACTCAAATCCATGATACCGGGTCTGCCCTTGCAAAGGCCGATCTGTTGTCATTGTTTGAGACATTCGGTTCCAACGATGTGCCGGAAGATGGTAGTCGCTATCTTGCCATGCATCCGAAAGGATATGCCGATCTTTTTGCCATCAACGAGTTTGCATCGTCTGACTTTGTTGGTGAGCAGAATCTTCCGTTTGCTGGTGGCATGACCATGAAGCAATTCCTTGGTTTCAATATCTTTTCGACCAGTGCAGTTACTGCCGGTAAGAATATGGCATACCATACCTCTGCTGTAGGTCTTGGTGTGAACGCTGATGTCTCTACCGAATTGAACTACATACCCGAAAAGGTATCCCACCTCACCACATCGACGATGTCCATGGGCGCTGTCGTTATCAATGATAACGGTGTCTATGAAGTCCTCGACAACAATACATAAGAGGAGGATTAGATATGGCTTATACTTCAGCTGGTCTGACTCGCATGGCGGGCGGTGGTGGTCATAATATCTGGTATTATGACTCTACTGATACTTTGGAAACGGTTGATCAGGAAGGTTATTTTAATGATGCCGCTGGCATGATGAACGTAGGTGATATCGTCTTTGTCTATGACAATGACGCGCCTGCAATGACCATCTGTACTGTGCTATCTAACACCGGAACGGTTGTTGATCTAAGTGATGGTACAGCACTTGATCTAACTGACGACGACTAATGGAGTTTGGGGGCGGGCGAAACTCCCAAACACCCGCCCCCATCCAGATACATGGCATCGACGGTAGCAAACTCCGCAGTTGATATTGCTGCACGCGCTCTCACTCTTATCGGGGCCAACCCGATTACATCGTTTAGTGACACAAGCACAGAAGCAACAGTTGCAAACAATATGTATGAGGATGTGGCGCAGGCAGCTTTGTGTGCATCGCGTTGGCGCTTTGCAACAAATCAGGCTGTTTTGAATCTTTTGACCGATGCGCCCACCGGGCGCTTTGATCGTGCGTATCAGTTGCCATCAGATATGCTGATGCTGCATGCGCTTACAGTGAATGATTTGGTTGTCGAATATACTGTGTATGGCGATAAGGCTTATGCAGATCTAAGTGCAACCGATCAGGTTGTTGCTGACTATTCATTCAGGGCAAATGAACAGGACTGGCCTTCTTACTTTACACTGACTGTCGAATACCAGCTTGCTGCCATCTTTGCTTCCAGCATTGCGCGAGATGAAGCGCTTACAAAGATGATGGATGACAAGGCCAGTATGCTGATGGCAAAGGCACGCAATCTTGATAGCCAGCAGCAGACAACACGCAAGCTTGTAACCAATCGGTTCAGAACCGAAAGGTTAAGCTAATGCCGCGGATAAGAGTTCCCCTGACCAGCTTCGATTATGGGGAGGTCAGCCCGTCATTGCGTTCTCGTACAGATGCCAACATCTATACCCACGCAGCGCAAAAGCTGCGCAACTTCTTTATCAGATCTGAAGGCGGTCTTCAAAAGCGATCAGGCACACGCATCTGGTATGAAAGTGCATTGACCTATTCGGGTTCTGCCACTGGTTTGCAGTTGCGCCTTGAGCCTTTTGTATTCTCTGATGACGAGAAATATCTGGTTGGCTTCAGCAATCTCAGGATTGATATCTGGCGATTACTAACTGATGGCACAGTTTCGCACATCCAAACCATTACAGCTGATACATCGTCAGCTGCTTTGCCGTTTAATCAGGCCAAGGTTGGTGAATTAAACCTCGCTCAGTCGGGCGATAATATGTTTATCACCCACACGACATTCATGATCAGGAAGCTGGTTCGTACCGGGCTGACCACCTTCCAAGTCGAGACTTTTGCTTTTGAACAATCGACAGATACTAACCGTGTATTCCAGCCCTATCACAGCTTTCAGAATGTAGGTGTTACCCTAGCAGCTTCAGCAACAACCGGCTCTGGTGTCACCTTTACTGCAAGCGCAGCTTACTTTGAGAGTGGACATGTTGGCACGACTTTACTCGTTAATCAGACCGACGTTGATATCACTGGATATACAAGCGCCACAGTCGTTACGGGAACCATCAACGGTACCCTACGTCAACAGCTTACTATTGATGCTCTGGAAACTGTGGAAGGTAGTGACAGTGTTCTTGTCACTCATATTGGACACGGCCTTGCGCCAAGTGCTTCGATCACTATTGATCGTGCTGCGGCGGTTGGAGGCCTTAGTGCGGCGAACGTCAACGGCAGTCGAACAGTTGCTAGTGTCATTGATGAGAACACCTACGAAATAACAGCGGGGGCTAGCGCAACCTCATCTGCTGTCGGGGGCGGCTCACCGCGCGTTGCAAGCGGTGCTGCTACAACCAACTGGGCAGAGCAATCCTATTCATCTCTGCGCGGCTATCCGGCAGCAGTCACCTTCCATGAAGGACGCCTGTGGTTTGGCGGCACGCAGGCCCAGCCAAATCATTTGTGGGCGTCAAAGAGTGGCCGTTTCTTTAATTTTGACACAGGCAATGGTGAAGATGGTGATGCAATCGATGTCACGGGCAACGTGGGTACGTTTGATCAGATACGTCATATTGTTTCAAATCGTGATCTGCAAATATTTGCCAGTGAAGCGGAGTTTTATATTCCGGCTTTCACAAGTACGCCGGTTACGCCAGCGACTGCTCAGGTCAGAAAGCAAACCCCGTTTGGCTCCTCGTTTGTAACGCCGGTTCCTTTTGATGGCGCGACTTTGTATCTGCAAAGAGCAGGCAATGCAGTGCGCGAATATATCTTCAGTGATACTGAGGGTGCGTATGTCTCAACAGATATATCAGTTCTGTCATCGCATCTGATCAACTCACCTATCCAGCAAGCGGCAACCAAGGGTGCGTTGGGCAAGCCGGAAAGCTATGCTTTCTATGTAAATGCTGATGGCAACATTGCCGTGTTCTATTCCATGAGAGCGGACAAACGCCAAGGCTGGTCTCTTTGGGAAACGCAAGGCACCTTCCATTCCATAGCTTCTGTAGGTGACAGGCTCTTTACGATTGTTGTGCGGAATAACGGGTCTGGCACCAGCAAGTTCTATCTTGAAGAATTTCAAGAATCCCAACCCATGGATTACTGCAAGTCCTATTCCGGCAGCAGTGGTGTTTTCAGTGTGAGTTCCAGCTTTTCAAATGGTGCAACGGTTAAGGTTGTAAGCGGCACCGATTATCTTGGCGAGTTTACTGTTGCCGGTGGCAATGTTGATGTATCGTCTGTTGATGCAACTGTATCGAGTGCTTTTATCGGCTATGCGTTTACACCAGAAATGCAGACGCTGCCTATCGATGGAACGCTATCAAATGGCCCGTTGACAGGTAAACAGAGGCGCATTGCATCGGTTATCCTTGATCTTGAAGAAACATTATCAGTGTCCGTGGATGGCACAGATCTGATTATCCGTCAGGTCAATGATGACTTTTCAACAGCACGCACGGCGATATCTGGCAAGCGTGAGTTCTTTGTTCTTGGCTTTGATCGTGATCCGACTGTTACGGTATCGCAGTCCGCTCCGATGGCCTTGCAGCTGAATGGTATGGTTATGGAGTTGGCATTCTGATGAAAGCTCTACTTGCACTACAGGCTTTAACAGCTATTACCGGCATGAGCGCAGCGCGTGCTGAAGCACAAAGCGCAGCTGCACAGGCTAAAAGCAATGCAGCAAACGCAAAGCTGCAAGGCGAGGAAGCGCATAACAAACGCATGCGTGATCTTGATGTGCTGCTGTCAACAAACAACGCTATGGCTGCTTACATGGGGCGGGATGATCGCAGCATAGACGCAATCCGCAGACGCGTTCAGCGTGATGCTGGCACGGATGCTGCGCGTCTGGCGCAGAATACTTTAGCTAATGTGGGCACCTCATTGCTTGAAGCGAATGTAGCACTTGCAAGAGGAGAAAACAGGGCGCGTTCCATCCTGCTGGATGGCCTGTCTAGCGGCTATTCCAACTATCTAAGATTCAAGGATGTGACACCAAAAGGTGAAGAATAATGGCCGGTGTAATTAAATCGAAAGGCAATCAGGTATTCACCGCACAGGTCAGGTCTGTAAACACGGATACTGGTTCTGGCTATGTTACTGAAGCCTTGCAGCGTGCAAGTGCACGCATATCTGATTCTATATACCGTCAGGCTGTATCTCAGCAGCAGCGTGCAGGACAGGAGTTTGCACGCAACCAGATCATTACATCTGTTAAAGACCCTGATGGCACCGAGCGGTTTGTAGACTCATATGATGATCTGTCTCAGGTTGCACAGGATGCAGCACGCCCTCTGATTGAGCGTAAATATGCATCTGCGTTTGGCCGCGATGTTGAAAATATGCTGATTGATTTGCGTGCCAAAGCAAAGAACAGCACAGACTTTGAAACGCTAGCAATCTCCGGGCTTCAAGGATTACTTGATGCAGTTCCACCTAACTTTGAGTTTGCTGCAAAGGACTCATTGGAAAATAGCGGCTCTCTATCGCTTCTCCAGCACAAGCAATCAATGGTGCTGGCTGAAAAGCGGGCAGAAAAACAAGCCTTCTTTGAAGAGGAGCAGGAACGCTTCAGAAAATCGTCACTTACCATTGCCAACCTTGTAGGCAATGGACATCTGGAACTAGCGGTAAAATTACGCATTGGTCTTGAAAAAGCACTAAAGGCTGGCTTGAAAACCAACCTTTACACTGATCAGTTTGTTTCGAATGTCAGAAATGAAATGGACAGGAATTATTACGGCACATTGTTAATGCAGGATGCGCATGAGTTTCTTGTTGCTGGCGATACTGAAAAGGTCATGGAAATGGTTAATGCGCTGGAAATGAACCAGTCATTTGCCATCCCTGATGAAGACCAACCGCTTAGAAAAGATGATGTGAATCAAATTCGTGACCCGGCTACCAAGCGTGCTATTGCAGCTGACATCAGGCGTTTGACAAACGGGTTCTCTGGCTACTTGTCTGGCCTAGCTGATCAGAAGTTTACGCAAGACCTTGTTACTAATTTGCAGAATGGTAACAACGTATTTGATGGGCAGAGATACAAAGATGCTTTTGGCAAATTCTGGCAGACTATCGGAATTAGTCAGGATCGGAAGGGGTGGTTGAGCGATCAGGCTGTGGCCATGGTTCAAGACCAGAGCGGCATACCATACAAGGCTATTGTAAATGGCAATATTCTGCCTGCTGCCCTTGAGGGTTTGCTTGATGGCATTGCTTCCGGGAATGTTGCCAATCTGTCTGAAAAAGAACTTCAGAACGCGCTGACTATCTACCAGACAGTAACGCAAGGCGTTGGTATGTCAGGAGATCTGGCACGCGATAAAGGTTTGTCTGCTGAAGCTACAGCATTCTTTGATAATCTTGATATGTGGACAAACACCTTTGGCCTAGATTCCATTCTGCGCGGTGGCGGTATTTATGCTGGTGCAGCTGGGTCAGATCGCACGCAGGCTATTGAAGATGGTGTGACAACCAAGCTTAAAGGGCGCAATGCACGCCAAGCAATCACCGATCATTTTAGGGAAAAAAAAATACTTAAAGGCCTCCCAGCTGGAGCCGTGGAACGGTTGATGGTTATCGCCAAGCCTGCCTATGCGTTCTTGTCTAAAGACGACGCTGACAGGGTTTTGAAGAATGCTATCAATGCAATTTATGTTGAAACAAAATTTATCAAAATGCCGGGTCGTATAGAAAGCGAAGGAGAAGTTACACGCGCCGAGTTTGCGCCAGAGCGTTTCTATAGTGACGATATATCTTTTGGCAGATTTGCACAGTTTACAAATAACAAGATTCTCAACGCAACTGGCAAGAGCGGCTTTTTAGGTACGGACTTTTTCTTTTATCCAAGCACCCAGTCAACAAATCGGCGCATACGCTGGTTTGTAATTGATGCAGAAGGCAACTATCTGCCCGACCCGTCAAATGGCGGCAAGCCTTTGATGATCGATACCCAGAATGTAAATCGCACAGCGGCTATGCAAAGCGCATTCGATGAGGCCTTGGAGCGCAAGCTGGAAGAGGCGCGTGATCTGCGCACGCTGGCTACCAAAGGCATGGAACCTGAAACACGCAAAGGTTTGGATGAGGCTTTAGAAGGCTTCCGTAAGAGCGGTATAATTGATGACTGATATTGATTCCGTCTATGTCTTGCCAACCAATGAGGATGTGACTGAAGGGCGTTTGTCTGATGTTGGCTTCTGGGAAGCTTTCAAGGCGACATGGGGATATCAGTGGTCGCCTGTTATTGACCGCATTAGCGAACAGGTTGAGTTCTTTGGCCAAGGCTACAACCCTGAGTTCGATCCTCTTACTCCAGAAAACTACAGCGGTTATGAAGATTATCTGAACGAGTTGGCGCGTGCCCGGAATGCAGAGCATCTGGCATGGATCAAAGGTGATATCGACAGACGCCTTGCTAACAAACAAACGCTTACCGATGCTGGCTTCTGGAATGCTGGTATCTGGGTTGGTGCATTAACCGACCCTTTAAATGCTGTATTTGCAATTCCGATCTGGGGGCAGCTGGGGCTTATAGCGCGTGGCGGCATGTATGTTGGTCAGGCTGCGCGTGCCAGCTTCAAGGGCAGCTTGGCAGCTGGTGCTGTTTCTGAGGGCATTCGTGCGCCATTTGACAGAACCAATACCTTTACTGAAACCGGCTTGAACATGGCAACTATGACGGCTGCTGGCACAATACTGGGTTCTGTCCCGGCTATGGTGACTGGCTATCGCCGGTCTATTGCCAAACAGAATGAAGTCTATGAGCCACGCCCTGTCATGAATGAAAGCGTGGATGGTTTTAAGATAACAAACAAAGCAGCTGATATGCCGCCCCCACCAAAGGGAAGCCGGGTTGAGATAAGCATCCCGGCCAAGGAAATCGCACGCATGCGCAAGATTGTCGATGACATCAAGGTAGATGAGATGCGTATCAACCGGCTTGTTCGCCCGATTGAGGGAGATGACAAGTGGGTTGCATTGCGTGCTGAAGCAAAGGCACAGGGCATTCATCCAACTGTCTTGCAGATGCAGCTGAACAAGGAACTGCCGAAAATAATCAAGGCACGCAAGGCTGCTGAGAAAGAACTCAAAGATGCTGAAGCTGTTGTAGCTAAAGAAACCAAATCCAATGCTGCTTATGATGCAGAACAAAAAGCCTTCAAGCGGAAGATGGCGCAGCGCAAAGCTGTCTTTACCAAGGGCAAAGATATACGCGTTGATGACGAACTGATCGCAGAAGAATTTAACAATCGTGTCTGGACTCGTGAAGAAGTCCGGGGTTCTTCACCATTTCGTGAGACAGATTTTAAGACGCCATCTGAGTGGCGCGACTACTCGGTCAATCGTGAGATTGTGCGGCGGCTTAATCCACGCAAACCCGGTGAGTCACAGGCAGCTTTTTATGACCGCACTGCCAAGGAAGCTTATAACCGCATGACCACAGGATATGGTGTTGCTGATACGGCTTACACCAAATCTGTCTTCTATAAGTTTCTATCAACACCCGGCAAACGCATCATATCTAACGGCACAGGCATGATGAAGCGTGATTACCATCTTCTTGCTGGCGTTGATCAGTACCGTATGGCTGGCATTGAAAGCGGAAAAACGCAGCATCAGTCAGTTTCTAGGGCAGCTAAAACCCATATAGCGCGTGGTATTGCACTGAACAATCAGATGCAGAAGCTGTGGGCGCTTGATGTATTGAACCGTGAACAATCCAGCAAGATTCTTGGCTATAACACAGATGCACTTGTTGCCAAGCGCATGAACGCCAAGAGTTACGAAGACTGGTTTGGCACTGTCGTCGAAGGCAGGCTGCAAAAGCAGGGCAAAAAGTTTGATGCCTCGCTTCATGGCGAGCATTACAACGCCGCCGTAGAACGCTTGGATCAATTCTTCAAAGAGTACAGGCAGGAACTGGTTGAGTTAAACATCATTGCTGATGGTGAGAAGTTTTTGCAGCGTGCTGCTGATTATCAGGATTTTGTAGATACTGTTGTCAGAGAAACCGGTGGAAACTTCCGCACTGCTAAACAGGCAGAAGCTGTTGCCAAGGCTGAAGAGGCCGCTAAGTTTTACAAAGATCTGTATGAACTGCGTTACAATGAGCGTTACGCATTCCCGATCTATTATGACAAGCGCAAGTTGTTATCTGGCAATGGCAAGCATCGTGAGGCTTTGGAGCGTATTTTTGCAGACTGGATACGCAACCACCCCATCAAGAAACTCTACAATGAAGAGACAAAACGCTTTGAAGCTGTGTCATCTTCCAAGTCGCCGGAAGCCATAGCCAAGGACGCTGTTGCTGCCATCCTAGAAGAAGGCAATCCCGAAACGCATCTGGATGTAATGGCTGGCCCTATCAAGGGTAAGCACCTACGCCACAGGATGATCGATATCCCTGAGTATCTGATCTCTGACTACATCATCAAAGAGCCGCGCGTTATCCAGTCTTATGTAAGCCGTGTTGGCAAGCGCATCGAGTTTCACAGGAACTTCGGCCAGCGCAGCATCGACGACATTCTTGAAGATCATGATCAGGATATGATTGCTGCTGGCTTCCCCGAAAAGAAGCGGCAAAGACTTCGCCAGGATTTTCTTTTCGATTACGAGCGGGTGATGGGTGAGTATGTCAAAAACCCTGACCGCTGGGATGCGCAAGCTGGCTCTGCCCTCAAAGAGATTGCTGGCATGGCGTATCTGGATGCAGCTGCTGTGGCGTCACTAACCGATGTTGGCATGATTGTCATGGAACATACGGTGCGCAAAATGTTCAATCCTTTGCGCACTGAAACAGATCGCATTCTCATGGCAAAAGCCAAGAAGGAGTTGGTGCATACAGGTGAAGCCAATGAACTTGCGTTGGCTGGCGCACAACAACGTATCATCCAAGATAATGTTGAAGGCATAAATCCTAATTTGCAGGAGCGTATCTTCAACCCGATTACACGCGCTTATTATAATATTCCTGTGCTTGGCAATGGCCTTGGCGCTATCACTTATTATTTCAAAAAGGTCGATCATACTTATCGGTCGTCTAAATATATGCAAACCATAATTGGAATGCAGGATGGCACTGCCAAACGGGCTGATGTCATTGATCTGAAGCGTGCTGGCTTGACTGACGAGGATGCCAAAATCATAGCCAGCTACCCTTATGAAAAGGGCAATCGCTATGTCTATGCCAACTCTGATAACTGGCCGATGAAGACTGAGCGTGATCGTGAGATCTACAAGAAGTGGCAGACTGCACTGAACATTGGCATGGGTAATACAATCATCCATGCAAATGCATTCGATAAGCCGCGCATCATGGACGGTGTGCTGTATGCACAGAAGCGGGGCTGGATGGACTTGCTTCCCGGTGACTGGTCGCCTGATCCCCGCGCATCAACAGCAAACATTAAGATGGTGCGGGTTGAGTCACACTTTATGACCATGCCGTTCCAGTTCTTTAACTTTGTTCTTGGCGCTACCAACCGCATTACAGCTGGCATGTTTGACCCAATGAAGCAGCACCGGCTGGTAGGTGGCATGACGCTGCTTGCTCTTGGATATGGCGTGCTGCGTTTGAAGAACGATGACTGGTGGTTTGATGCCAGATCGAATGCTGAAGTGTTCCAGCGCGTTGTCGACCAGTCTGGCCTCTTTGGTGTTTATAACGAGCTTGCCTATATCGCAACGCATGCAGCTATAGGCACAGGCATGATGGAAGCAGATGAGACTTTGCTTCGTCCTAAGTACAACCCGAATGTTGATGATGTTTTAACTGAGCCTTTTGGCGCTGCACCCGGCATGCTGTGGGCTTGGACAAAGGCAGGCAAGGCTTGGCTGGAAGGTGACACTGACGAGGCAGCCGAGCAGTTTAGATACAATTACCCCACAACCCCGGCTATCGCATTGTACCAAGATTGGTTCCAGTAATGTGCGTGGAGTGCTGCATTAGTGCATGATATGAGGACAATATGACTATTAACCTTGCAGATAATAACCCGCGGATTTCCTACACCGTAAATGCTGGTGTAACGCAGACGACTTTCACGGTTCCGTTTGAGTTTTTCGACTTGGACGATCTGAAGGTGTATGTCGATGGCACGCTAAAAACCAAAACAACGCACTATACGCTTGCTTCTGGTGGCTCTGGTGCAACTGGATCGATCAGTATGTCGGTCACAGGGGCGTCAGGTAACAGCACAGTAGTCATAACACGGAGCATTGCTCTTGAAAGAACCACTGATTTCCAGACATCTGGCCCGTTTGCTGTTGCTTCTTTGAATACGGAACTTGATAGATTTACAGCCATTGCCGCAGATCTGAATGACAAAGCTGGACGGGGATTGCAGCTTTCTGATTTTGACAGTGTTGCCAGTTTAGAAATTCCTAGCCTTGCTCTTCGTTCATCTAAATATCTGGCCTTTGATTCCAGTGGCAATGCAATTGCGACTGCCGGTACAGCAGATGTAACCCCTATTAATTCTGCTATGAGTACATTTGTGGGGTCTGCGAGTCTTGCCGCTGCAAGAACGGAACTGCTTAGTGGCACAAATCTTTCTCTTACAGCCAATACAGTTAATAGTACTGATACAAACGGAAATATTACGTTAGACCCAAACGGCACTGGCACTGTTGCGATTGCTTCTGATGTTGCAATTACCGGCGGCTTTACCGCAACTGACGGCTGCACAATTACTACCGCAGATAACGACCCACAGATCACGCTCGTATCTACCGACGCAGATGCTAACAGTGGTCCTGCAATACACCTAAAAAGAAACTCCGCTAGTCCAGCCGATTCAGATGTTTGTGGTGAACTGTCATTTCAAGCCAAAAATGATGCTGACGAATATGTAGTGATCAATAATATCACATCCAATATTGCAGATGTGACCGATGGCACAGAAGATGGCTTACTTAAAATACTCACAATGCAAAACGGCACGTTGCGTGAGTCAATAAGTATGTACAGTTACCAAACAGTCTTCAATGGCAGTGGTCAAGACATAGACTTCCGCATCGACGGCAGCAGCGGCATCGGCAGCCACGTTTTCTTTATGCAAGCAAGTGATGGCCATATCGGAATACAGACCGACACGCCGGGTAACCCGTTAGATGTACGTGCAAGTTTTGACGGTCATATAGTGCAGATGTTTAACGATGGCAATCATTCTAACCGCAAAGGTTTAAAGATAAAATGCGGAGCAGACAGCGGCAACCAAGAATTTATTACTTTTGAAGATGGTGATGGTAACAATATCGGGTCGATATCAGGTAATAGTTCAAACACAGCCTACGGCACATCTTCAGACTATCGTCTTAAAGAAAACGTAACCAACATGACCGGCGCAATTGATCGCGTCAAACAGCTTGATCCGAAGCGTTTTAATTTTATTAAAAAGCCGGGTGAAACAGTTGATGGCTTTTTAGCGCATGAAGCACAGGCTGTTGTGCCAAATGCTGTTATAGGCACTAAAGATGCAGTAGATGAAGCTGGCGACGCAGTCATGCAACAGATTGATCACAGCAAGCTAGTACCTTTGCTGACCGGCGCGTTAAAAGAAGCAATCGCTAAAATTGAAACGCTTGAGACAAAAGTGGCCGCGCTAGAAAAGGAATAACAAGGAGAAAAAAATGGCAACAACACTTGCAGTAGGTCAAGATTTACTTGAACCGATCCAAGTCCTTCCGCTTGGAACAACTCAAACCATTAGTGTAGCAAGTGGCAGTGCAGCAAACAGCAGTGCTTTTGCTGTTGGCACTACAGTTGTGCGCGTCGTTAGCACGACTGACTGCCACATTATATTTGCCGCAAGCCCAACAGCAACAACCAGCACAGCTTATCTGCCAGCCAATCAGGTTGAATATTTTAAAGTAAATGCTGGCGAAAAGGTTGCAGCCATCAGAGCAAATGCAGACGGAACTTTGTACGTTACAGAGATGGCCTAATGTTTAGAGGCGTAGGACTGCGGAAAACGGTTGAGCAGCCTGTCCTCGACCTGAACTTTGCTGCTGCTGGAGCACTTGATAGCCGCATTACTTTTTCTCGCGGCACAAGTGCAACATTTGTTGGAAGCAATGGTTTAATACAGACCGCCGGAAACAATGTAGCGCGTTTCGACCATGACCCGACTTGGTTCATGTCTGCAGCGCAGGAGCAGAACCTGTTTCAGCACAGCGAAACTATTGATGACAGCTTCTGGGAAAAAGTTCGCACAAATGTTACAGCTAATGCTATTGCCGCTCCTGATGGAACAGTTACAGCAGAGCTTTTATCAGAAGATAGCAATAGCGGAACACACATTGTCAGACAAAATACCCCTGCTGATGTTCCGCAAACAGCAGGTAAATCATATGTCTTCAGTGGTTATTTAAAGGCGGGTAGTCGTACTAAAGCAAAGCTTAAATTCGAATCAGGTGCACACGAAGCAAACATTGATTTGACCGCTGGCACAATTACCAATGATGGCTTTGATTCTGTTTCTATAAGCGATGAAGGCAATGGATGGTTTCGATTTGCCGCTGTGGAGACAGCAGACGTAACAAACGACCCTTTAATTCAGTTAGCGTTACGCAATGATAGCGGAGCGTCTTCATACACAGGCGACGGCTCCAGTGGTCTGTATGTCTGGGGCTTGCAGCTAGAGGTTGGCACTAGCCCCGGCACTTATCACCGCACTGAGGGTGCGCCGTATTATGGAGAGGGAGCCACGCCGAGAGGGCTGCTGGTTGAGGAAGCGCGGACTAATCTTGTTGATGACAGCGAAGACTTTACTAGCTCTCAGTTTAATTCTGCTAGACTTACCCTCACTGCTGATAGCTCTATAGCTCCCGACGGCACAAATACAGCAACCGAAATTGTACCGACGACTGACAACAACACCCACCTGATTAGGTGGGATGACAGTGTCACAAGTGGAACGACATACACTGCTTCTCTTTTTGTTAAACAAGCATCGGGCGATGCCAACATCCGTTTGCTTTTTAATAACACTAATTCGGGGTTTGGTTTTTCTGCTGCTGATTTCGATTTGTCTGCTGGCACTGTAAACAATGTTTCATGCGACAGTGCTTCTATTGAGGCCTACGGAAACGGTTGGTTCCGCTGTTCAGTTACAGAAGCAGCAACTGCCAGTGTTACCGGCAGAGTCCAGTTTAATGTTACAGATTCTAGTGGCACTAGCAGTTACGCTGGTGATGGCACTGCTGGCATATTTATCTGGGGTTTCCAAATAGAAGAAGGCTCCTTCCCCACTAGATACATCAAAACTACCGGCAGCACTGCCACCCGCAACGCCGACGTAGCTGTGATGGGGCCGACGACTGGCGGCACAGAGCTTGTGACCAACGGCACGTTTGACACTGATGTCAGCAACTGGGTTGAGTATAACGCTAACTCCTCAATAACATACTCCAGCGGCACTGCTATCATCTCCAGCAACCAATACAATGATGTGCGTCAGGTGCTTTCGCTTGTTGAGGGCAGGAGATACCGTGCATCTATGGATGTTATAACCCGCACAAGTGGTTCTTGGTTCTTCCTGTTACTACATGACAGCACAAGCAGTAATACTGGGGGCGCGTTTGCTGATGGAAGCACTCAAACCTTTGACTTTACTGCAGGGGCTGTAAACACGCTCCGTATCTACCCCTACACAACAGGCAATCCAGACACGATTAAAGTGGACAACATAAGCGTCCGTGAACTCTACCCCTTCGAGCAGTACAACCCCGCAGAGGGTACGGTGGTCAGCGACCACGCTGATGTAAAATCAGGTAACGTTATCTGGGGTGCTGTCAATGATGATGGCAAAAGTTTTAATGACACCTTTTATTTTACCTCAGAAGACCTTGTTGTCAGAAGCGGCAGTTCTTCAACTGCCTCGATTTCTCAATCTGAAAACTCAACAGGCAAGATTGCCGGAGCCTTCAAAGAAAACAGCATACAAAAAGCAAGTGATGGCGTGGCAGGAACTGAAGATACTTCAGCGGCATTGCCATCCAAGGGCATAGACCGGTTCACCTTTGGATTAGCGCCTTGGAGTAACGGCAACTATATCTGCGGCACATTGAAAAGAATTTCTTTTTATGACCGGCGTCTGCCTGACGAAACTCTTGAGGCTTTGACTAATGACTGATGACCTCGACAACACCCCGCCGCCACAGGTTGACTGGTACATCAAGGTAGCTGACAGGGCCGCTTTGATTGCCGCGTTGAAGGGGCCAAGCGAAACGCAAGACACCGTTGGTGATGAGGGCAAAATTACTGGTCAGGAGACGGTGTACCCGCATGGCATCATCAGCCAAGACGAGGATGACAACGATGTCATCATGGCAACGCACTGGGTGCGGGTTGACGATATCGGCAGCATCTATGCGCCTACCGGCAAGACGCTTACCGACGATGAAGGCAACGAGTATCCTGAGATGGCGGCTGTCTCTGGCTATCACGCCAATCTTCGCAAGCTGAGTGACAAGGCCGACAAGCTTATCAAACATCTGGAGGATGGCGGTCACATCATTACGCCACCGGCAACACCGGCAAGAGGATTTGCATAATGGCCAAACCAACCGCAGCTTCTGTACAGGCACAGATAGATACCCATGAGGCAGTGTGCGCTGAACGCTGGAAGGAAACCATTCTGCGTATCAAGCGCATCGAACACATCATGATTGGCACTGCCGGTACAATAATCCTGCTGCTTATCGGGATCATAGTTAATGGATGATCCATGTGTTCTTGCTGTTTGTATATCTAGGTCTTGGTAAAGATAAAACCCTCGTCAGCAACGATATGTATTTTCGCAGTGTTGATGACTGCGTGTACTTTGCACAACGGCTGCACAGACAAGGACAGAACATCACTGCTTATTGTTTGCCAAAGCTGGTAGACAAAAGTGTTAGAGCCTACTGATGCTTGCTGAACTTGCCGCAGCTAACGCAGCCTTTGCAGTTATTAAACAATGCGTCAGCAACGGCAGAGAAATAGCTGCTGCTGGCAATGCTATTGCCCAGTTTGTCGGTGCGAAAGAAAAGCTGGAAGCCAAAGCGCAAAGAAAAGGCGGCGGCTCTGATCTTGAAGAGTTTATGGCTCTTGAGCAAATCCGGCAGCAGGAAGCAGAACTCAAGCAGTTTATGATTTATGCTGGTCGCCCAGGATTATGGAATGACTGGCAACGATTCCAAGCAAAGGCAAGGGTTGCGCGGCGGGAAGCGGAAGCAGCCGCTACTGTACGGCGTAAGAAAATCATGGAAGCTACAATCATCACAGTTTTTGTTTTGGTTGTTGTGCTTGTTATTGGCTGCTTCTTTGCGTTGATAGCGCATCACCGTGGGCTTTTATGAATGTGCGTTTGGAGTCCTGCATTTGTGCAGTAGATTATACAGATGATTGCTGAACAATTTTTAAAATGGAAGATACTCCCCCGCATTATGATGCTGGTGATGACCGTTATGTATATCCGCGTTCTGGAATGGGGAATGTCTTTAGAGGATATAAGCACACAGCAAAGCGCGATGATTTCAATTTGTAGTGGCGCAATGACTGGTGCGTTTGCGGTATGGCTTGGCTCGGAAAAGAAATGAACACCGTCTGGGTGGTGATTTTAGTAACTGCCGTGTCTCCTTTTAATTACAACGTCGCTCCTTTAACTGACGCCGATACTCTTGAAGAGTGTCATCAACGGGCTGTTTATGTGGATCAGGATATTCAGCGCAGTGACAATCAAGAGATGATGTGCATACAGGTGAAATACGAATGATACAGGCTTTGATTCCTGCGATAGCGCAGCTGGCTGGTGGCTGGCTTCAATCTAAATCTGATGAGAAAGCTGCACAGTCACGCGTTAAAGTCGCCAAGGCAGAAGCTGAAGCAGAAGTTATGCGTGTTGCTGCCACGCATGAAGCAGGCTGGGAAAAGATTATGGCCGAAGCTTCAAAGGACAGCTGGAAAGACGAAGCATGGACAATTTTGTTTATAGCTATAATTGCCATGTGCTTCATTCCCCCTTTGCAGCCTTATGTTGAACGTGGGTTCGATGCTTTAACTCGTACCCCTGACTGGTTCCAGTGGGCCATTTACGCTTCAATTGCAGCGTCATTTGGTTTACGCGGACTGAAAGGATTGAAGAAACAATGAACGGTGATGTTCTTACAGATATTATTGCCAAGCATGAGGGTCTGCGCCTGACAATGTACGATGATACAGTTGGCGTTCCGACTGTTGGCTATGGACACAATATGCGTGAGCCGATTAGCGAGCGTGCTGCTCGCGTCATACTGGAAGACGATATCAATATTGCGCTGTTCGAACTGGACGAAAATATGGACTGGTGGCGCGATTTGCCGGAACCAGCACAAATGGTATTGGCTTCGATGGTCTTTAATCTGGGCTGGCCGCGCTTTTCCCGCTTCAAGAATATGCTCAAAAAACTTGAAGATAGGGACTTTTTTGGAGCAGCTCGTGAGATGGAAGACTCGTTATGGTACGCGCAGATCAAATCTCGCGGGCCTGAACTTAAGCGTCTAATGGAGAGTGCTGCGGAAATTTAGTTTCTTCTAATGCATCTTCTTCATCCCATTGATCAGTAGTCATGACAGCCCAAGAGTTGCAAACAGGACAAGATTCTTGTTGCTTGTTTGCTATCCAATGATGATTGCAATTTCTGCAATCCCAACCCCGAATTAAAGGCCATGATGGAAAGCGCAGCTGATCAGTCATAGTTTGACAGGCCACCATAGACTTCGATGACAGCACGGCCTCTAAATACTTGGTGATCGCCTTGATCTGGATTAGGGACATCATCAGCAAAAGCATCTGGTGCTAATGCATCAGAGTTAGTCTGCCATGCTTGTGCTGCTTCCTTCCTGCGCTTCACTTCCATTATGTCTGTGCATAGCGCCGCATCTGGTCGATCAATCTTACCGATATACCGATGGTACTCTTTGTAGGGCATGTGTGGCCTCCTTTAGTGGGACTAAATTGGGACTTTTATTTCCTATTCCTGCACTAATAAAGGACAAGAAACAGGGTGAAACAGACAAAACATGCAATAATGCAGTATCGCACATATCTTTTTTGAGATTGTTTTTTTGAAGGAATACAGAGTATTATCTGAGGATCGGTGGAAATGCTGCCATAGCTCCAGCGGTAGAGCGCACCCTTGGTAAGGGTGAGTTTCTTGCTTATAGCGCGTTGAAATCTAATCATAATATACCCTACAGCTTGTTGAGTGTGCTGCGATTGTGCTCATCGCTTACGGCTGTGTATCGCATGACCATGCTTTCAGATTCCCAGCCACCTAAATCCATCAGGGTTTTGATGCTGGCTCCTACCATAACCATCCGGCTTGCCCAGTGATGTCGCCAGTCATGTATTCTGAAGTATTCCAATCCGACTTTTCTTCTTGCAGTTTGATGCACCTTGCGTGGGCCTGCGATGGTTTTGTAAGGCTGTCCGAATTTGTTTGTGAACAAGAAGACAGGGTGATTGTGCTGCAAGTTTTCCTTGACGCGTGGATGTATAGGGATGGTGCGGGGCATACCGCTTTTGGTAATCTTGCCGGGCATGTGGATAATGTTTTCGTCAAAGTTGATATGCTTCCATTCTAGTTTGAGAGCTTCACCACGACGCATGCCTTGATAGCAAAGCGTGATAAAGAAAGGACGAATGAAGTCTGGGTATGCTGCCAGCAGACGCTCTTGGTTTTCCACTGACAAAAATACATTTCGCTCTTCGTTGTCTTTCAGCTTGTCGAGTTTGATTTCTCTGGAAGCGGAGCGCAGCACAGCATTGAGGGTGCTGCGGATGCGGTTGACAGAAGACGGCTTGTGACTGGACAGGTGGATGCGGCAGAAGGCCGTCCAGTCTTCCGGCCTGATCTCATCGACTGTCTTGTCTCTGAAGAAGTCTGATATTTTTTTTAGATTATCAATGTCCGTTATGCCGGGGCGTTTGAATTGCACCCACTCCAGCGCAGCAGTTGAAAAAAGGGCAGCGCCTGTGCCGCCCTTTAATCTGTTGAGTGCCTGCTGGTAGATATCGTCAGCTACTTGCCGTGCTTCTGACTTGACAGTTCTTCCTGTAGTTTGGCGTATGACGAGTTTCTTGTTACCCCACGAAACGGTGCCTTTGACATAGTAGTATCTACCTCGTTTGACGATTGGTAATGCCATGTTACTGAATCCAACAAGCGGTCCACTGCGTCCTGTGTGAACCTGATTTGGTGTCCGATCTTGATGACAGGGACGCTGTGCTTGCGGCATAGGTCCTTCACCTTGGTGGGTGAAGTCCCTAGTGCCGCAGACACATCTTCAATCGTTACGATATCAGAAAGGGATGTCATCAACGGATTCGCTAACCTGGCTATTTGCAGGCATAGGAGCCTCGCTGACAGCCATCTGATCACGCTTGTCTGATATCTTCATGGACATGTAACGCTGCCCACTGTCGGACTCCTTAGCCCAAGCAGCGATACGTCTGTCGCCCCACGGCCCTGTATAGTTGGGAGCCTTGGGGTTTTCAGCCTCGTTATCGAACAGAGTGCCGACCTTTTCGAACAGATCAAAGATCTGACGACCATCGGGCAATGTCGATTTGACGACGGCAATGCGTGTATCATTGCCGTTGTCATTGATAGGACCGGTCAGGATCAGCTTGGTATTATCCTTGGGCGGGAACGCTGCGCCTGAGTCGGTTTCATCATACTGTTGTGTCATGCAATCCTCCAGATGCGGATAAATTTGCCGTTTGTGGTGTTGATATTGCTGGCTTAGAACTCTGCATGTGAACCTCCATTCTTTGGCTTGGTGTCTCCGAAACTGACGACGTCTGCCGCCGCTGGTTTGGTGGCGGCGTTGCCGTCGTCTTCTTCTGATGGGATGCCAAAGGCGGCTTGCAAGCCATACCGCTTGGCATAGGTAATACCAGACCCCATAGCTTGGGGATTGGTCGGGTCTTTAACTTTGATAAGCGTCCGACCACGAGCGACCTGTTCGCTTGGTGCATGCAAGATTGTGGTGATGACATAATCTACAATCCCATGTTCTGTGACTTCGAAGTCAGTGGTCTGAGTCCATGTGATGCCGTATTCGCTGGCTGAGTTGGCACACTCAATGACATCCTCAAGCGTAGAGTATGCGCTCTTGAAGTGCGGGTTCTTGCCGTGCTTTGGCGCAGACGGGGATGTAGCCCGCCATGCGAGAAGCGCAGCAGCAAGCGTCTTCGGATCAGTTTGGGGTTTCTGCGTTTTTGCAGTTGTGTTAGTTTTCGTCATCAAGCTGACCTCCAGTCTGTTTGATGGGGCGGGGTATTTGCAGATGCCTCGCCCATTTTATATTCAACCCATGTCGCATTACCGTTGGACTTCTGGATTGATTCGATGGGATGCCCGTCTTTGCGTAGGTCATAGACCCGTGCAGCCAGCCGCATGCAGCTGAACTCACGCAAAGCAGAAAGCGGTGAGATAGTCTTGCCTTCTTGCAGTGCAGCAAGAATGGTTTCGTTTTGCGTCATGCTAGACCTCCTTTTTCTGCACGATGCGGATACCGGCCTTTGTGCGCCGGACTGCCAGAATGTCTGAATAGATTTCACGCTCATCGTGACCAATCATCTGCTTCAGATCTTTCTTGGCTGATTCATGTAAAGCGTGGCTGTCCTTCGTTTCAATGAAGGTCATGGCTCTGTCATGAAACTCGTTATCGCCAGCCACATTGCGTGTGATCATTTCATCGATAGGGATGTGATCGATCTTGGGCTGGGTTACTTGGTAATGCGGAAGCTGGGGCTGTCTGTCTTCGAGAACAAACTCCCAGAAGTTTTGCAACGGACCTTTGAGGGATTCGATGTAATCAACATCACGGCTGACGCTGCACATCTTCCAGTCACGGTTGCCAAAGATGCAAGCAAACTGCATGACATCCAGTTCAGCTACCCACATATAAAATTGGATTTGCGGCATGTAGCGTTGCAGTTGCGCGTCCAGTGTATTGCGCTCGTAGGTGTGCTTGCACTCAGCCCCAATGCGCAGGCTCTGGACATTCGTTCTTGCGCCATCTGTGCTCATGAAGTCGCCAAAGCCAAAGCCATCAAGGACAGCGCGTAGCGGAATACCACACCATACTTTCTGGGTTTGGAACTGACGCTGAAGCTTGATGTTTGCGTGCTTCTCAACCAGAGAAACATTGAACTCTTCAGTGGCAATGCCAAGCTGCACAGGGAACACATTGCTTAGATCATCGGGTTGCAGACGCCCTGTCTTGACCTGCCAAAGATGTTCCCAGTCACCATCCATGATTGTCATCATGTCGGTGCCACCAATAAAGCCCATGCGGGTGTTCATTTCATTCATATTGACCTCCAATCATTTTGCTAGAGTACTGCACTAATGCAGTTGATTCAAGTCATTTCATGCATAAATGCAGTGCTTCACGCATTTTTAGTCTGTTTCTGGCAAGCCATTCATATTCCTTGTAGAAGTCTGAGAAGGCAGGCCAGAAGGTATTGCGCTTAGTTACAAGGTCCAGAACCTTAAGGAAGATATCAGCTGGCCATTCCTGCATTTGTCTGGCGTAAAGCTTGACACGCATAGCAACATCTTCTGGTGTTTCGCCAGATGGTTTGACCATCAACATCATTGCAGTAAGCAGTGACTTTGCCATTTCTTCTTCAGGCATAGGCACAAAAGCTCCTTCAACGGCAATCAAAGCAAGGCGATGACAATCAGCTGGTGGCATAGAGCCGATGTAGTATTCCTTAACTTCATTGCGATCATTATATGTTGGTATCGGAAATATTCTCAGCCGCTGCAGCGAAGTAAGAAGAGCCTTGTCTGTTTCGCGTGGGTCCGCTGACCGGAGCGTAGTCAGTGCCGCCGACAATTCTTGCGCGCTCATTATTGCACCAGCTTCTGTATCGTGGTTCCCAGTTGGCAAACTTGTCTTCCGTTGCTGCATACCAGTCACGGAACCTAACTTCTTCATAGTCATGATCTATCTCCTTGCCTGTCGTCTTGTTGATAGACGCACGCAGTTTTTCATCAGCTGTCCAATCATCAGGAACCGGATGCCTGTTGTTTGTTCTCTGATTGCTTATTGATAGCTTAGGGTCTATCTCCTTGACTGGTTGGTCAAAGAGGTTGACCGGTATGGTATAGCGCATAGACCGGCCCGGCGTGGGGCTGCGCTGCACAAAGCCATGCTTGTCTAGCCATTTGATTTTGGTGATGACTGTCTGGCGTGACAGGTGCGTGATCTTGCAAAGTGTATTGATACTGGGAAAGCACTGGCCAGATTCATTGGCAAACCTAGCCAATGCAATCAGCACAAACTTTGCAAGCCCGTCACCAATGTCATGGTTGATGACAGCATCGACGAGTTTGTATGACATTAGGACTTATCAATCTGTGTCAGGTCAGATGTAATGCAGGGTCTGCCGTTACGTTTCCATGCTTTGAATACATCAGCATCGCCAGCTGGGTTTGTGGCCCGATCATTAGGATCAGCGTCCATAAAAGCCATCAGGCCTTCATCCATGCACCATCTGACAAGCGGCCAATCTGCATGGGTGCAGTGTATTTGAATGCTAGTCTTTCGTTCGATTACTTTTATCATTGCGCGACCTCCAGATACGTTCGACGGTGGCATCAGGCAGGATCATGATCCACTTGGGATTTGTGCCAGTGCCACGTTTGTAGATAGCAGCATCGCGGCCTTCTAAGACTGTGAAGGGGGAGGGGAATGTTGATCCCTTGCGATACTTTACTTCCGTGATGATGTCTTCCCCGTTGATTGTGAGGATGAGATCTCCTCTATACTCTCCGCCCAAGCTGCCAGAGAGCGGTTGCTTCTTCGCTTTGATTTTCCACGCCTTGAATAGTTTGACGAAAAAGTTTTCGTGGTAGTTTCCTTTACTGCGAGCGCGACTTGCCATGTCTGATCCTCATAGCAGGTGAGACAGATTGTGTACCAACTGGGGGTTGGGTCTTTCATTGGGCAGATAAAATACGGCGTCACTGCACCGCAAGCATCACACTTGGCTGGCTTACCGACGCGATCGTATTTCGATTTCACAGTCCAATGCCTCCAGCCAACAGAGCAAAAGAAAGCCGGACGGCAAGCGTTTGAACTGTTCCCATTTGTGGATCAGGCTGGATGCACACCCGATCTTGTGTGCCAGTGCTTCTTGAGACAAAGCGGCTGCGTGTCGTGCTTCAACCAACCGGCTGACGACAGCGTGCCAGTTTGGGTCAATGGTCACTGGCTGTTTTAAGTGCGTAAATTCTGTTGATGGCATCCAGAACTTTCAGAGCAGTATCAAATCGCATATCGTTCCGCTGTTTTGCCCTGTAAAACGTGCTTGTTGGTATGTCTGCTGCCATAAAGGCTGAACGCAGATTGATATGTTTTTGATTACACAAAGTGTTTAGTGTCTCGAAATAGCTTTCCATTCAATTAGAATACTGCAATAATGCAGCATTGCAATAATTATCCTCATATTTATACTGCACTAATGCTTGTAAGCATTTGGTCGCAATCAGAGTAGTTTCTGCAATCTTGCAGGACTATGGGAGATCTGGTCAGTGGTTGAAAGCGAGCGTAGAGCCATCCGTGTGTGGCTTAGGCAAACTATGAAAGAAAAAGGTCTGTCTGCTAATGAGTGGGCAACCAAAGCTGGTACATCTCCAACCAACATCACGAGGTTCTTGAATTCTGATACCAAGTTCATTCCGTCATTGCGCACCATCTCCAAGCTTTCAAAAGTAGTTGGAACGCAGCCGGGCATTATTAACCCAGCCGAGGGCGATAGGCTCCCGGTAAAAGATGCGAGTGGTGCTGTAGTCGATATGGTTGTTGACCCAAAATTGGGCAGGGTAGAAGCGTATAGGCTAGGAATGTGGACTGGGTTTGGTGCTGGCGGAATAATGGCTTTCACAACAATCATTGTAGATGTTGATGCAAAGATTATTCATGGTGATGTAGTAGCTTTTGAAGATGAAGAGTTTGGTATTTTAGTTGGGCAAGTTGTTGATAAACATATTGTATTTAAGCCAACTGATTGGGGATTTCAGCATGACCCACCAAAAATGAGTGATGTCAAACTGATTGGTAAAGTTGTTCAAGCTATAAATCATTACAATAAAAATAAATTAGATCTGGCTTCATCATGCGAGTGCCGCTAGACATGATGCGTTTGCCGGGGCTAAATCAATAAGTAAGCAGGACTAATCGCCCTGCTTCTTATTGTTTAGTCTTTGTATGGCATCGCTTCATCAACGTGATGCACTTGTTCCCAGATCTCTGATGGCTTGCTTGATGGTTCCTTAGCGAATAACAATGCAATGTCACGCGCATGTTGCTCATCAGCTGCATTGATCTGATTAACATGATACTCATACGTTACGGTGATATCATATCTAGGCATAGAGCTGCTCTGTTTCCTTGTTCATCTCCCAGATCTCTTCGTCAGTTATCTGAGGGCGGAACAAAGGATAACGACAACGCACAAATTCATTGTCGCAGCCAGCATCAGCATTCAGTGGGTATGCTGCGGCAGTTAGTTCTTGGATGTACGGGTCGCCATTAGAATCGTTGATCAATACAGTATGCTCACCGCCAGCCTGTAACTTGATGACCAGCTTGATGGTGGTGCTGTTTTGATACACCTGACGTTGGATAGTAATGCCGTTTGCAGCGGCAGTAAGTACAGTTACTGTCATGATGACCTCCAGTTTTAAAAAGATGCAGGGGAGTTGAACTTCCGTCAGTCCTCTAACCCAGTAGAAAGACGGTTAACGATTGCAGTCGCAGCACAACTTACGAGGCCCCTGCCCCCCGACGAGGAGCATCTACTGGGTTAAGGCTCTCCACGCAGATGAGCGAAGCATTGCAGCAACTTGGTTACTGCGCTGACGCTCTACATTCTGTGGCTTGGCTGCATCAGGATGTGATGCCCACCAAGTAGCTGTGTTGTATGCAGCCCATAAGTTGCGGCCCAGGAATTGCTTCTCATCATCCCACTTGCGTACAAGAACTTCCATTTGCTTGTGGTTGATGCGGCCTTCATACCGGCCGGGGTAGCTGGCAAGTGTCTCCTCAAACAGTGCAGTTACACAGTTATCAGACACACCAATCGACATGTATTGCTGCCAGACATCCTTCTGCTTGAAGAACATATCCAATGCAGTTTGCAGTTTGCCTGCTTCCTGCTTGATGTTCACGCCAGAGGTATGCTTCTTGAATGTCTTTGATACGGAGTCTGCTGTGGTGCAGCCATTGAGACACCACTGTCGTATCCCTTCACCGACAATCTGAATAGACCAGCTGCCGTCATAGCTGTTCCAATAGCGTACATCGAAGCGGACATAATCATCCATGGCTGGCTCTATTACCAGATCATTGAAGCGGATGGTGCCACGCATCTGTGCGCCATTGGCAAACGTTTCAATTTTGTGATCCCAATCCTGTGACAGATTGGCAGCTTCAACTGCATGTAATACTTCATCGACAACGCTACTGTGCGTTTTGATGCTGTACTTGGAGCCGTGTGTACCAAGTACTTCATTGGTGTCAGTGCGCACGACGGCACGCTGTAGGTTGGTTGGGACATTGATTGTTTGTCCATCGCAGATAGCCTGCATTGGAACCATTTCGACGGGGAACTCATAGTCCTTGATTACTGTTCCGTCCATGGATTGACCTCCTTGTGTTTGAGTGGGTTGCCTAACTGTTCGTTGATATAGTGGACACATAGATCATGTACCCGGCGATACCGCTGCATATCATCCCCATTAGGGTTGTTGTGATGAGCGGCAATGATGGCATCCAAGTGGGTTGCCAGAGCATCCATTGTGTAATCGTAGATCTCACGCCGTGCGAAGTTGTGAAGTATCAGCATTTTCAATCTCCTTGAGATCAGAACGCAGCACAAAAGTTTGAGCGACAAAACGCACAATGAAATGCGTTTGATGAGTCCGTCACCAGCCACGAAACGAGTCACCAACAGGGTTGCACCAACTCCGGGGGGCAAGGGCGATGTGGTGGTGGTTAGCCTCTGAATGGGTGGGGGGTCCAGCCGGGGCGTAGCGGGGGCTGGGTAGATGTCGCTAGCGATGAGGCAACAAAAAAAAGAAGATGGTGGGGCTAGTGTATGTACCAGCCCCACCGGGGGTGATTAGCCTACAGCGGCTGCTGTCTGTGCATCGCGTGCCCGTTGCTTGAGCATCTCCTTCTTGGATGCGATAGCCTTCTTGGTTGGTGCAACATAGGCGTTAGTAGGAGTACGCATTGCTTCCTTTTTCTCTGCCCACCAGCGGCGTCCGTAGTCTTCTTCAGCGTGTCCACCGCACCAGATGTCACCTGTCAGTGCGTTGTAGAGATCAACGAATACTTGGTAGAACGTTTGTGCATTCTCGAATGCAGCTTCCGCTTTAACCAAGTCCATCGATAGCCGCTGGAACTTGGTGGATTCGTTGCCGTTGGCTTCAAGCTCTGCCTGCTGGGTGGTTTCTACCCTGTCGAGCCAGTCGCGCTTTTGTCCGAGTGAGTAGGCGGCGCTGTCTGTCAGCCCACCAAGCTCGTACTTGACGCCCATGTTGAAGCGTGGGTTTGGCAAGCCTTGGTCGCCGTTGATGTGGCGGAACTTGTCGTCGTCGAGTGCTTCTACGTTGTAGTTGTCAATGAAGAGGTCAACGATGGTTTCAGTGATGTTTGAATCAGCCATGAGGTAACTCCTGTTTGTCTAGCTGTTACTGTGTTTGTGTTGATCTGATCAGACCAACAATGCTCAGATTGGCTGAGGCGTAGACGGACGACTCAAGGGCAAACCCGCCAAGTGGGTTTGCACTTGACCATGCGAGACGCGCAACGTGCGTCTGGCCGTCCGCGCCAACTGTAGAAAGACGGGGACAGCCGCGGTATGGCGCGGATGAAGGTGTAACTGGGCAGCTGGGCTGCCCTGTTGCGCCTTCACCCTTGGGCGGGTCGATACGTCCGACTCAGGCATGTGTGGTGTATTGTTGTGTGCCCAAGCGGCGAGCGTGGTTGTGACAGTAAGGAAGCCGAGTAAGCACGGCGACGAACAGGCAAAACAAATAAAAAGTGCGAAGCGCAACTAGACGGTTTTGCTGAGTCGACTCGGCGCATCGAGGAGTGCGACATACCCCATCGAATGGGGTGTGTCGTGCTGCAATACACAACAGTGCGAAGCGCAGTTTTGTGCGTTGACGAAGGGTGCAATCGGGCTGGATAAAGGGGGGGATTACAGGGGGGGTTTCTTTCCGAACATGCAAAGACTAACAGATAAACAGACTGTGTTGGTTGATACTCTGGTAGCAACTGGTTGTAGTATCAAGGAAGCAGCACAAACGGCAGGATATGCGAAGGGCGAAGCGGGCAGAGTGAGTGCCAGCAAGGCTTTGAAGACACAGCATGTGCAGGCGTACATGATGCAGAGAGTGACTGAGACGTTAGGCATGAACGCTACATTTGCAGCGGCGAAGGTATTACAGTTAGCGCAAGGTGCAAAGTCTGAGTACGTTCAGCTTGAGGCGTCCAAAGATATACTGGACAGGGCTGGCTTCAAGGCTGTGGATAGGACGATGCATCTCCATGCTGGTGAGATCTCGGTGAGTATCGACTTAGGCTGAGAGTGCAGACGAAAGTCTGTGCGAACGGTGCAGCTGTACTAAGTAAGGGGGGTGGGGGGAAAAACCGGGGCGAGTACTATGCAACAGGTCCCCAACAAACATTATTGACCCTCAAGGTCCGTACTGCAATAATGCAGCAGACTGGAGGTGACAATGACTGAGTTTGTGAATTACTGGTTCCTGTGGTGTGTTGATGTGATCTTGGCTATGGAAGCAAGCACAGGCATATCTTATGAGGCTTGGAACCTAATATTATTTGTTGTGCTGCAACCGCTTCTTATCCTGTTGTTCTTTGCTATGTGGGTACATGCGAGATTTGTGCGTTGATGCATAAATAATTTGTCAGCGATATTGCTGCCATGCGCGATTACCAAAAAGTCTTTCTCAAAGCTGCATTCAACTCCCTGCTTCCTGAGTTTATGGACTCGGACAGGTTGACTGCTGACAGCGTATCGCCTGAGTTACTGGCAGTGCTGCGCAAGATTGGCGATCACTATTATAAAGATGAGGCGACCACACAGGCGCATATTGATCGATACCAGAAGCAAGGCAGCATAGGCAGGGTTCGTAAACTGCGTGCTGGGTCGATTGACTATGGGCTGGTCAATGATTTTTTTGGCACTCAAAGCTTTTTTAAAGATTTCCAAGATCAGGGCTTTGCCACCGATATAAAGATGATGCTTGGCACCTTTTCAATAAAGCGTGAAGAGGGTGGCTATCGCATTACTGACAAGTATGACTTCTCAAGCAACCCCAGCTTTGTGCGCGAGTACATTGATGAAATCGGGGATGTGATGCTGGACACTGGTAACAATGTTGATGTTGTTACCCAGTTCAAAGCTGCGATGCGTCAGTCTTCCTTGAACAAGGACAAGGGTATGATGGGCAGGTCGTATCCGTTCCTGCGCGTTCTTGGCAATCAGTTTGCGCCAGACACAGTGGCACCAGAAGAAGGCGGCGCTCAGTATGTTGATATATTCATCCCTGATGAAGACAAGGTTGATGATCTTTACCCGTCACCGCGTCCTGCATTCTTTGAGAATGATGAGATAGCGCCTGTCTTCCCTGCTACCCCGATGGATAGTGAGCGCAAGGGGCTGCTTGATATGGCATTGGAAGCAATCTTCCCATCTGCTGCGGCATCTGAACCTGTTAGTCCTTTCCCAGAATACGTTACAGCAAATGATCCAATATCAGACGCTGTAGGGGCAGGAATTGTTACTGCCGGTGCTGCCGGTGCTGTGGGAATGGGGGCAGCCGTTATTCGCTCACATCTGAAAGAAAAAGCTAAATATCCTACGATTCAACAGCAATCAGCAGCCGCAAAAAAAAGACGTGATAAACGGGGCGCTAGACGCTTGGCAGGAACCAGAGGCGGTGGCAGCGGTTTATTTGTAACCCCTGACTCAGCAACTAAACGCGATGTAACGAAAAGATTTAAGAGAAACTAATGGCAAGCCCCGCATGGACTCGTAAAGAAGGCAAGAACCCCAAGGGCGGACTGAATGCAAAGGGGCGTGCTTCTTATAGAGGCGGCACACTCAAGGCTCCTGTTAAGTCAGGAGACAACCCGCGCCGCGCCAGCTTCCTTGCTCGTATGGGCGGGATGCGAGGACCAGAACGTGATTCCAAAGGCAAACCCACTCGCTTGTTGCTTTCGCTTCGGGCATGGGGTGCCTCGTCCAAGTCAGATGCCAAGAAGAAGGCAGCTGCCATTTCCGCACGCAACAAGAAGGATGCCGCGTAATGCCAAACGTAATGGGTAAGAAATTTCCGTACACCGCCAAAGGCAAAGCTGCTGCTAAGAAAGCAGCCA